TGGGGTCCATCTCTGAAACGTTATACTTAACTTCGTATAATTTTCCAGGATCAAAAGCAACAGTTTGATTAATCTCTGTAGCCGAGGCGATAGATCCATCAATATATGCTTGACCTGCAACAGTAGTCCAACCCTCACCCATATACCAAGCATTTTGTCCAGTGACACGTTCTCTGATTGAAGCATTATCAATCTTACCCATCCCTGTACTGTCTATTCTGAATATAGTAGTATTCACTGGTGCAACAAGTGTTTCGGTATAATGTCCTACTGTACCATTAGCAGTTCCAGTAACCGTAGTATCGCCTATGAGAGATGCTTGAACTGTTCCGCTTGGAGCACCAAATTCATCTTTGAAGTCTTCGATTATATCATATTGAATTTCATAAGTAATTCCGTCAAGAACTGATCCTGTAACAATTTGCTCAATGTATCCTGCATCGGTATTGGATGTATATGCTGTTCCACCTTGTACTTGCCAAGAACCAGTTTCTGTCCAAACAACTTCTTTGAAAGTTGCGTTATTCAGAGCAATATTTGATCTGTAGCCAATATCTACACTTAGATAAACTTTAGCAGTTCCAGTAAAGTTATTTGTAACAAGAAATTGTTCTGAGGCTACTCCTGGAATCATTACTAATGGATCAATATATTGTTCAGTTCCAAGCTCAATATTCATTGCTTGAATACTAGGTGTCGCCCCTGGTCCAGTTGCTGTTGCTAGATTACCAGTTCCAAGAATATCTGCTTGTGTTCCCTTTACAGGAAATCCGAATTCTGGCTCAGGCTGAACTTGAAAGTAATCAGGACTTGATCCGTTATCTACAAGAATCTTATCTAAGATATGCAACGGAGTATACATATTATCTTGACCGTGATGATAATAAACGTGAATATCATCTCCTGCAACTACTGTTGGTAAGTCAATAATATTGAATGTTCCCATCATCGATGCGTGCCAAGCACATTGATAATACAATGTATCTGGTGCTACTGAAGGTACAGTAAACTCCATTACTTCATATTTTGCAATACCTGCACCATCTTCACCGAATGGGGATGAACCAGGATATGATTGATCGGCAGCCTGATTCTCTTCAGCCCTTGTGCCTGTAACTCCTAATAGATACTCCCCAAAATAAGCTCCCGGTGTAAAGTGAGAACCATCATCAGTAGTAACGTAGATTGGATGTCCTGGGGCATTAACTCTGAATCGATATGTACCACCACGATATAAATTGATTGTACGATTAGTACCTTCAATCATACCTTCTTTATCAAATTTGTATAATCCAGAATCTGAAGTGACTGCATAGTATCCGTTGACTGCTCCTGGGGCTTCAAATGGGCCAAATCCAGAATTTCCATCTGCACCTGTTAGTCCAAAATCTTCTGGGATTTTCCAAGTAAACTCTTTTGCAAAGTTACCTATCCATTTTGATGTTCTCCACTGTGGGAGTCCAACATTACCAAATCCTGGATTTAATGCTTCACAAACAGAATAGTCATCAATTCCATTATAGTACCAACCATCTACATCTAGTGCTTCACACCAACCGGACAACTGCATACAAACTGGAAAAGGCTGATCTGATACCCAAGTACCAGGATCTTCATCAGCACTTACATAATCATTATAATCGCCTGAGACAATTGATATACCGTGACTTCCATTTTTAGAGATACAATGATAACCTTCGCCTGGCTCCCCAAAACCTCTTGTCATTCCTGCTTGTACTAGATTATCCCATCCTGCTCCAGGTATCTCTTTAATACCCGCGGCGTGTAAATACATTGACATCGGATTACCAGTAAACGGATCAAGCATCGTATCATATCCGCTGTGATGCCAAGCATTGTTTAAGAAAGTGTAAGTACCACCTCTGAATAAATCGAATCCTCCAACAATTCCGTCATTACCTCCTAAGTTTGAATGATCTTCTTCATCTCTTTGATAAGGAAAATAAGAAATATCACTTTGATCCCACCAAGTCCAGTACCAAGGAGTATCTTGAGCCCCTTCAACAGTCGTGGTATTAGGATCAGCAAATGTTATTGATGCCGCTGTGTCTACTGTAATATGTAAACCGTCAGTCGGTCCGTAACCATCTCCTAGAGCAACAACCGTATGATCTCTCATTTCTCCAGGTAATTCTGTAGGAGTATATGGTTGTGGTCCAGAAGGTAACTGAACAATATCACCAACGCTTAATCCGTGATTAGATGAATTAACTGTGCGTGGTCGTGACCAGAGCATTTCAACTCCAGAAACAAAAGGATCTCCAACGTGATTTGTTATATCTCTATCAACTTCAAATCTAAAAGTTGCTAAATCGGCAACAACTTCGTATTCTTCAACAACATTAAATTCAGTTGGTGTAGTTCCTTCGGCATTCTCTAAAGGATAAATTACTGTTTCTGTAAGTACAAAGTGATCCAAATCGATGACATAATCAACATAATAGTTTGTATTACCGTGATGAATTCCATTGTAAACATTTTGATAATGTACTCGATCTCCTGAGGAAAGTCCGTGAGCATCACATTCAATTCCGCGTTCTTTCTTAACATAGCCTGCAATATTTGTGAATGGAGTTGCTATAGATGTTGGATTGTTATCATCCCCTCCAAGAGCAAAGTCATATTGCCCAACTGTAAAGTTACTTGATCCTGGATACCAGACTCTATCGAAATCGTGAATATGAAAATCGATTGATATAATTAGGTATATATCGTTTGCTGGATCGAGACAACCATATTCTACTGTATGAAAATGCTGAGGGTCTGAAGTACCGTGATCTGAAGTACCAATGACTGTTACACCACCTGTATGACTCCAAGTTCCATCTTGATCTTGTGTAACTCCAGTTAGAGGACTTGCTTTAAGAGTTGCTTCAGTAGCTAAGTCAACGAGCATTTCGTGATAGTGGCCAAAGTTGGTAAGTTCGATTTTTGTACCACCAGTAAGGACATAATAAGCATCCATACCGTGTGTATGAGAACCTGTCATACCTACTACATACATTCCTCCTTCACCACTATTTAGAGCAGGATCCCAATCATATGTTACAGAGTGTGCGTGAGGTGCGTTTTCACCTGAACCATCACCATCTGTAGAACTCATAATAACTGTTGGATTTCCAAGTTCGATTGAGGCATATTGGGCAGTTGTAATTTCAGCAGTATGAACGTGTCCTATATTATTAACATCATCAAAAAATACGTCTACTCTTGCATCACCTTTTTGTACTGCGGTTACAATATATTCTTCCCATTGTCTTTCACCTTGTGGAACTCCGCCTTCAGATCCATATCCTGTTCCGCCTTGGACAATTTCTAATCCTGTAATTGAACCTGTAATTAGAGATTCAGCAATTCCAGTAACAGTCGGGCCTCCACCAATAAACATTATTGAAGGTGGGCCATTATATCCAGCACCAGCTTGAGTAATAGTTATAGCATCGAGTTCCCCTCCAGCGGTAATAGTAACTGTAGCTTCAGCTTGTACTCCAATACCACCAGCAGAAGTCCAAACATCTCCGTTACCTTCACAAGCCGCTTGATCTGTATAGCCTGCATTAGAACAACTTCCTGCACTAGCCAACATCTCATCTGGAGCGGCAATTTGTACTGTAGGAGCTGTGGCATATCCAACACCAACATCAGTAATGTTTATTTCGTCTAAAACACCATTAAAGAGAACATTACCCACAAAACCGGCACCGCCAGCTGGAGTAATGTACATAGTAGGTGCAGAACGATATCCAGTACCGCCTGCGGCTAAATTTAATTGAGTAATAACACCAGCAACTACTGTTGGTGTAGCAATAGCATCGACAGTATTTGCATCTGTTCCTCCTACAAATACAATATCAACATCACCTATAGCATTAGCGTTTGTTTCAACTGGTCCAGACTGAAATGTTACTAAGTTATCTAAGGAAAGATCGTGATAAAGTGATTCTACAACATTCTGATTTCCTGCCCCACCAATTGATGTACAAGGCATAGGAATTGTTAAATTAATGTTATATGAATTACTTAATGATGGTAATGCAACATTTGCCCCATAGTTAATAGGAATTTTAACTGTATCACCAGGATTCAAAGCGTGATCAATAGCGTAAACAAATCGATGATTTGTGGTACTTGTAAGTCGCCCTTCTTCTAGAGGGTGGAAAGTACAGTGGAAATAAAGATCGTGATATCCGTCAACCACCCAAGACCAGTCTTCACCAGGCTCCAGGTCAGGAGAAGCAAAAGAAATATTATCATCCGAGACTGCATTGTGAACTAAAATTGAAGTTGAAGGATTCGTAAAAACAATTGTGTCACCTTCACGAGCCTCTAAATGGTAAGGAATAAGAGTGTGTGCTTGTGTATTAGGATCATTGATTGCACCTGGATCCCAGGTTCCGCCAGCGTTTGTACATTGCGTTTCCATATATGCAATAGATGTATCATACTGGGGCTCTGTTATTGTACCTCCGATATCACAAGTGGGCCGAATTAGATTCGGATCTTCCAGAACAGAACAAATGAATGTTCTTGGATCTGGTCCTCCACCTTGTTCAGAAAATACCGCTGTATCAGTAGCAAGCATATCGACCATATTCTTAGCACCAGTTGATAAATCCCAGTTAACATCGCTAATAATTAGGTCGTATTGAAATTTGTATTGAGTGTTAGGTTTTAAATCAGCATCAAACCAAGCAACGGCAGTTTGTGCTCCGTCTGTAAATGCTTGAACAATTTGAGTGCCTTCAGTATAGAGAATATCAAATTTATATGCAATACCGTTTGACCAAGGCTTGGTCATATCTAATGGGGAATCATAACCACTATTTTTAAGTAATTCTGACTCAAAAGCATCTGCGCCAAATGAACTATTTTGTACTAAGTTAGCAGTTTCATAGGTGATATCCATACCACCATTAGGAATCATTTCTGTAGGAGAAACAAAGTCAGCAGACTTATTTGCTATAGCCAGCAAAAAGTCTTTATACTCAGGAAGATGTTCAAGATTCTCCATTACTTCCAGAGACTTCAGCATTAACGCTAAGTCTTTTACTAGAAGATCAGGTGCTTCTAATTTAATATTCAAAGAGTCCAGAAATGCACTCTTCTGTTGCTCTATAGTGTTCAACTCTGTTAGAGTAAATTTCTGAAATGTATATTGTGACATTTGTTAATCTTCCTTTAATTATCCGTTGTCGTGCAATTCTTCTAAGTAATTCAATTGCATAGAGGTAGTGACATAAGGATCAGCTATCCCCAACATTTCCAATTCTTGCAAACGAACAAAGTTATTTTGTTGCTGAATCATTTGATTGGTTCTTTCACGCCAGGTCTTAAAGGTCTCATCTTTTCTTACAAATGGGATCTCTGTAGTTCCTATACCGTTTGCCATTAGTTACCTTCTGCTGGTGGAGGTGTACCCGTTTCTGTTAGATTAGGATTAGCTTCAATCAAATCGTGTACAAGTTTTTTTAAGTCTTTTATTTCGTTCTTCATACTATTTATACTGCGTTTTGAATTCCTGGCATCGGCTGCCTGTAATTTCTTTTGGGCAACGATTTTTTTGCGTTGTGCATAGGCATTCGCATTGGGAAAAGTAACCCCACCAGTATTTTCATCTTTTATGTATTCAGGTATTTTTGCCATTATTTATTTCCTATGTTACTGCTAAGACTCTCATTTCTCGAATTGCTGGTAAAGAGCATCGATGAGTCGTATGCAATTCTATTTTTACTCTAAAATGATCGAATGGTTTAGTAATTTTTTTCAAAGGAGTAAACGTATGTTCAATAAATTCTGAAGCCAAAGACATTGATGTATTAGTAATCTCAATACCTCCATCTTTCATTTCTCTCCACATAATAGTTTCGCCTTCAATAACTGCAAGTCCAATTGGAAAATCTGGATGATTTGCATCTACTGAACTATCGATTTCTAGGATTGGAACTTCTTCTTTAGAATAAGAAACACCATCTGGAAGCAAAATTTTCTTCCAGAATTTTTTATCAGTATCAGTATCCCAAGTTCCAAACCAAATATCGCCAACTTCATATTCACTTAAATCTGTTTCTCCAGCGCCAGCTGTAGTTTTGTCGTGTTCTACACCAGCTAAATCATCTGTACAAATCCAACATCCTGTCTGGATATTTTTCATATTGCTTATATCTACTAGACTCATCTCCCAGAGATTTGTTTCATCATCATCTCCATCTACATATGCAGTAGAAACTTGTGCCGAAAGACCTTCTCCAGGATTAGCAACAACCCCGTTCCAAGTAGCAATTGAAGGATCAAAGTTATTAGTGATAACACCTTCTGGACTATTTGCTCCAGGAGGATAAATATATGCGTAATATTCTTCAAAATCATTTACATTATAATCACCACGTGAAACTAAATTAGCGTGTGCTTGTACTGTAATTGTTCTTGGAGTTACTGCACCCGTATCGTAGTATACTTTTACATATGTCTCATTACCTTCTTGTACACTTAAAAACATTTGCAAATCATCTGCGTGATTTGCCAGCTTAACATCTTTTGATAGATAAACTCCCATTTGATTTTTCTCAATAGGAGAAGCATCCCATATGATATTGTTAATTGCAATAGTCGATAATCTTTCCTTATTAATAACAGGAGAAATATTAGGATTGCTAGAAGTCATTCTAACATCATATGATATTGGAGTATATTGATAACCAGATGCTATAGTTTGAGCACCATCTAGGGCTTCAACTTCTTCGAGAACCACTTCTTCGTTATCTTGAATACCTGAAATAATATTATTTGTATCTCCATTTATAATTACTTCCATATCTAAACCAGTTCCTGATAGAACCATAGGTTGAAAATTGGGAGTAAATGAAGCCACTTCTTTAATTCCTGCATACTCTTTCAAGTTAATTTGCATATTTCCTTCAGTTTCAAACTGACATCTATTCATTCTGAATTTAACATCCATTAACTGCTCTGGAGTCCAAGTCGTATTATTCTGTGAAGTAAACATAGAACCAAGATAAGGTTGTTCAGAAACATAATCTCCAGTAAGTAAATCAACTTCTCCTAATTCAGAAATCCACAAGTTATATAATAATGAATCAGATATGACAACAAAACAATATTCAGTTCCATCCATTAGATAAATCGGATCAGCAAAAGTGAATCTCGTACTTATTGAGCCGTTTGTAGAAACTGACACATCTTCAGGATATAGCATACAGATTGCAGTCGGCAATGCTGTTGCAGTCGGATATCCATTTACCATTGGTCGAATTTCTAATCTAACTGGAGTAGATTCGTCATCTTTTGAGTAAAAATACAAATCAATTGAATGTATGAATGCACCACCATCAGATTCACCTATAAGAAATGATTCTGCTACTGGATCATACCACTCAGTAATATTTTTCTGTGTTCTACTTCTGCCTGTTTCTTGACTTCGGGAAACTGTTCTAGTTTCACCTAAAACTGTACGATCTTCTGCCAGAGTTTCGTTCACTCTATAACTTTCAAACGTGGACATTATATCTTTTTGTCGAGTATCAAGAGTACCTTTAGCCGTGAAAGTAGCGACCGCTTGTGTAGTCATTGCATCAAAGTCCACAAAATCATCTTTCATTGCAAGCACTTTCATACCCGTTCTAAATCTAACTCCGCCTGCTCCTTCTGAAGGAATTTGAAATAAAGCATTTCTTATTTTCCCTGCACTATCGGTAGTAACTGGATCGCCCTGTGCTCCACCATCTGGAGTTATATAAGCATCAACATCTACTTCATCAAATTGAAAGTGTATTCTAGTGTTTGGTCGTAACTTGTCTACATCGATAGATACAGGAACTGATCTCATCCAAGGAATTGCAGAAACATCAACTGATCTATCTCCAACTTCTGTACGAATATCTTTGATTTCCATATGGGATCTTTCACCAGATCGTACTTGATTACTGGTCATCTGTTGTTGTTGATCCCAACTTTCTGTTGTTACAATTTGTCTCCAAACTTGTCTTGTTCTAGCACGAAAGCCAGCATTAACTGTTCCGCCTCGACCACTTTCAAATGCACGAGCCATACTAGTTCCCCCAAATCCACTTGAAGCATTGGAGGTAAATGTTACTTCTCTACCAGTTTGAACGTTATCTCTGCCACCTTTATCTTTAAATCCAGACCAAGTTGTCTCCCAAGCGTTCCATCTCGTTTGTGTTCCATATGCTTCTACTGCCTCTACCACAGCATTATTATTTTTGTTTTGAATAATGACATCTGGCATATATGTTTCTTCAAACCAAGTATCAGTAGAAGGAGTTAATGTAGCGAATCCGACCCAAGATTTTCTTGCAAAAGGATTCAAGTTAAGAACTTGAGTTCCGTGATCTTGTTTAATCCAGGCTTCTTGAACAGTATAATTTAACGTATATGTCAAATTGTTATGTGAAATACCTGAAGTAACTCCTGGTTCGCAATCTAGTCCATACATTTCATATGGTACAGTACAAATTCGGGCTTCTGGATAAATAGTACAATAATAGTTTGAATCAAGAACATCTCCGATTCCGTGATCGGCAAATGGGTCTACTAGAATACCATTTTTATATCTTTGTAATCCATCAGAATCTAGAACCTGCATATCGGCAGTAGACTTTTCAAGCAGATTTAATGAGGTATAATATTCTAAATTTTCGAGTCTTCCTTCTATACCTCGAATATCCTGCATCGTATATCGTTTTTGCTCTACGTGAGAAACGTTAATATTTTTATGATTATACGTATACGGAGGTATAAACAAATTATACAAGGTCATTTCATTTCGTTCTTCTGTCGGAAGCATAGGATCATCAGAAGGGAAACCTTGTTTAATTTGAATTTTTCCATCATCATTGATTGTTATCCGATCTCTTCGTCCAAGATAATAATCAAAAGAAACTGAGATAGATGATTCAGGCAGAGGCAAATATGTACCAACTGCATAATCAGCTACCGATGCTCTAAAGTCTATTTCGTCTGTGAGCGGATGTTCTTGAGCAATAGAATCACGATATCCTGGAACATCATCATAAGAAATACCAGAATCAGTATATGAATTTACCGCAAAGTAAGTTGCGGTTGTAATATTACCTTGTGTATAATGATTGTATGTTACTGAATATGTTCCGGGCTGACTTGGATTTACTCCATCAGTCCACGTAAGAGTTGCGGCCTCATAAGTCGTATCAGTATCGCCACTTGCGAAAGTGAATGAATCGGTCACATCTGAGGTATCAGGAGCGATAACTGTAGCTACTGAATTTACTGCGTGTGGAAGTGTTAATACTTCATTCACAAGAGTATAATCCGCAGTAGAATCCATTTGTGATACTGCTCTCCAAGAAGCATTGCTTTGATACATATTCGCCATAATAGTAATACCATCTCCTGTTAGAGATGGCAATGGCGCACCAGTATCAGCATCTTTGATTTCAATAAGTGCGGTCGTATTTCCTGTTAAGTCAGCAGACCAGGTGGCTACACCTGATCCAGAAACTGTACCAAATTGAGGAATAAGTGCTCCTGATGTTTCATTCCAAATATACAAAACTTTTTCCCAGTGCATATCTACGAAAACTGCAGGAACTGAAGCTACACTACCAGTAATGGTTGCTGTAGAATTCTTTTGTGTCGAATATGTTACCTGTCCAAGAGTTAATGAAGCAGTAATATCAGAAACTTTATATAACCAAGGATAATTTACTCCATATGATACGGCTACACCTGTAGGTCTATACAGTTTTGCATATACTCCAACATCCACTTCTGAAACAATATATTGAGCGGGAGCAACTGCATCAAGTCCTTCATCATTTTCGAGATATATTCTATATCCCATTGTAAAAGAACCAGTCAGAAGTGCTTGAGTAACGTGGGTAATTCGTTTATGTACACCAATAGTATTTGGAGTTGTATTAGCGGCAGTATGACCAGCATCTGTTACAAATATAACATATTCTTTACCTACAATATTGAAAACACCGTGAAGGTCGTTTACTGTTTCAACTTCAAAATAAGGACCAAATTCAGGTTTAAGATGATCATTTGCTACGTGTCGAGTTGTTCTTGCTCGATCCCCATAAATTTTTACAGAGGTTAAAAGTTCGTGTTCAAACCCATTGATGTATGCTTTGCTGGGTTCGACTTTTATCCCGAAAGTATCGGCATTATGACCTTCTATTTTTTCAATAGGGAATGGGTTTATTGTATAGTTACCTGATTCATCAAATGTTCTCTTCGCCATCTCTGCGGATAACAATGAATAATCAGTGGCTTTATATTTTGTAGTGATTTTGCCGTTATCGACATCCATCATCCACATCCACTTATTCTGTTCAGCAGAATCAGTATCTTTACAAACAGTTAGAGTTTTTTGATATCTATCACCACCAGGAGCATTCTGATTATAGAATCCTGAAGCTGGATCAAGAAGTCGTGGATCCGTAGTTGATTCTACGATGACTTCTTCAATATCGAATCCTACTTTGCAAGTAGGAGTAGCTGATAAAGGATCTAAGAAAATAGTTTGGGCAAGTACTGGAGTAAAGTAACCATCGAGCCAATAAACTCCAGGTTCAACTTTTGCTTCTAACGCTTTTCCAACATTAACAATAACTCCAGCTTTGTATAAAGCCGCTGGGTCATACCAAGAGTTGTCAATACAATTTCCGTTAACATCGAAACCTCCGTCACAAACAGTATCGTATGTGAACAGATTTTCGTTAGCATCAAATTCTCCAGAAAGAGGTCTATAATAATATACCGGTTGAGTTTCATCATCGTGTAGCTGATCGATAATAGCAACCGCTAGTGATGATTCTCCATATACAATACGATTTAACCAAGTAGAATCTGCCGAAGCAAGAGTCAACCAAGGTCTTTTAGAAATACTTATTCCACCACCAACAACAGGAGCACCATTCTTCCAAATGTGATTAGCCGCAGCCGACATTTGGTGCTGAAGAATAGACTGTACTTGTGTTAACTCTCTGGCTTGAACTGCACGTCCAGGATTGAATAGGATTTTAAGAAATCTATCATCTGGGTGAAAATCGTCATAGTATGGAGATGTATTAAAATTATATGCCATTCGCTATTATCCTAAAAATATATTCGTATTATATTCCCTCCCCATTGGAAGGGATATATTTTTAATTCTAAAAACGTTTTTTAGAATTCAACTACGAGCTTTAAATCTTCAATCTGGTCAGAAGCACGAGTAATCGCTCGGCGATTCTCTAGATAAATCAACTGTCCTGAATCTTCTTCTAAACTCGTCCCAGCATCAGCATATACAGCCGCTTGGGCTTTCGTTCCACCTCCAGCAAGTTCGGGATTACGTAATAGACCAATTTGTCTAAAGTCATCGTTTTCTGGAAATCCGTCTGCTGTTTCCAGTCTAACGTGAATTAGTCCGTGGTGAGTCTTTGCAGTAAAGATTGCTTCGTCATCTCCAAAAAGTTGTTGTTCTGAACCCGCTAAAACACTTTCACCTGAAATAACAGGCATCCAGTCGTTTGTAGTCGAGTTAATAATATCGTTCAATTCCAACTTATATAGAAATGTCCATACGTAGTTGTCAGACGTAGTGATTGCCTGAGCCACATTACCAGATGGATCTCCTGTGAATCCAGATGGCTCTTCAGAAGCACCCGTAGGTAACCAAAGTCCTCCAACTGTATCTTCACAAGTTGTTCGTGAAACTGCTGTTCCACCATCATAAACACCACCGATATAGCACTTACCAGTTGCAGGTTCGCCTGTACACAT